TACGAAAAATAGTACAAGTCATAGTATTACTTACTACTAGTATGAAACAATCAGGAGGCGATCATTTATGTTAAAAGATACATGATTCAATACACTTATTAAGGGTATATACCTTAGAGTATACATGAAATCAAAACAACAAGCTTTGCAAGAATACCTAGAAATGGGTGTTGAGAAAGCTGATGTAGCAGAAAATGTTTTTGGTGCAATTGACGAAAGAAGATTTGTTGAGCATTATGCAGAAATGGATCAAGCAATTCTAAAGGCACTAAAAGGCGAAAAAACTATGATTCAAGGAGACCCAGAAATCATTCATAGCAGATTTATGAGTGGTTTGAATATTTACATGGGTGGATATCGTAGTGTTATAGATGAGATACAAGCCTGTAACAATGGAAAGACATATGGCAAAATATTCCCATTTGGGGAAAACCATTTAGTAGTATTGGCAAAAAAATCAAGCAAAAAACATGGTGTGCAAAAAGGCATGATGATGTTTAGATTTGTAGACAGTTCTGAAGGAACAATGGTTATCAAGGAAAACCGTGCATTCAAAGAATTTGAATCAGAATCAGTGTATGATTCAATGATGTCAATGGGAATTGACACGATGAGAATGATGGGTGATTCTTTTCTAGTTGAACACAGCAACTAGAATTTTTTCTTTTTATTCAATACATTTATTAATAGCATATTATCTAAGGTATATGTTAAGGTTGGTTCTAGAACCAATAATATCGCGTAAAAAAAGTGTCGTGGCACTGCCTTTCCTTTTAATTTATCATGCCATAGATTTTTACAAAATAAACTTTCTTTATCATTTTATAAATAATGTTTATTAAAAGTTATAAGGAACGACTGTATATCTTTTTAGATGAAAGAAGTGTCAATAACAGATGACATGAGAAAAAGGGCTAGACTGATAAGCAANCCTGATGTTGTTCTGAATCAAAATAAGACAGGATCTAGAGCAGGTTACATAGGTGCTTTAGGAGAAATAGTTGTTGCAGATTATCTTGGCGTAAAACCACATAACAATGATGAGATATACAATTATGATATGGTATGGAATGACAACAACATTGAAGTCAAAACCATGAATTTATATTATCCACCAAAAGAAGGAACTGACTGTTGTACTACAACATATTATGATCAAAAATGTGATATGTATTTTTTTGTGGGTTTGTTAAATGATAAAAGTAAGGCATGGATAGAGGGATGCATATACAGCAAAGATTTTTTTAAAAAGGCAAACTATATCAAAAAAGGAACTACTCGTAGCGATGGGTTTACTTACAAGTGGGATAATTGGGTAGTTAAGGTAAAAGATCTATCTTCAGTTGACAAAGTTTTATCTAATACAACTGGATTAGATACATTCTTATAGTGTATTATCTACAGTATGTTATGAAAGTAACAATCAAAAGCAAATGCAGAGAATGCAATGGTCATGGTTACTACTGTGATTACAAATGTGATGCTAGAGGAATTGAATGCACTCACAGATGTAATAATGGATGTGATTGTGAATATGTCGAGAATGAAGTTAGAGTAAGAGATTACGAAGTAGACATTCCTGATGATGTAATGAAAGTTGTCAATGAACAGATTGATGAAGAAAACACTGTTTGGTAGATACATTTATTAAGTGTATTATCTAAGGTACATTATGAAACGAACAGACATGGAAGAAATTGAAATTGCTTGTGAATGTGAAAGATGTGATGGTTCGGGAAGCACTTGTGACATATGTGATTGGAATTCTCAAAATGGAATAGTAGAACCTTGTAGAGGCAGGAATCATGAAAGAGATACAGTTTGTCACTGTTTTGGTGGAGAATCAACAAAATCTATATGGATTCCAAAAGCAATTATTGATGAGTGGAAAAACAAACAAGATGAGATAGAATAACAAAAATAGTTAAATATTGTTAATTTCTACATTGTTACATGGATATGGGTAAAATTGACGAAGGTGGAGGTTATGACTTGTCAGAACTTCAACAAGCCAGAGAATCACTTGAAGGAAACCCAACACCAGAAAAAGGATTTGAGGAAGTAGATCCAATACTATTAACTGTAAGCGATAATCCTGTAGCACGAACTGAAGAACTAGAGGCAAGAATAGTAATGGTTGATTATGACGAATTTGATGAAATAGTGAGCATAGAAGTATTATGACGAAGCGACTAACTTGTGAAAATTGTGGAGAGGATAATCATTTTGGAAATCTTAATTGCAAGAACTGCAATGTAGAATTATGAGGTGTCAAGTTGAAAAAATTCAAACATACCAATGAAGAACTGGAACTAGCAAAGATACAAACTGAAAAAGAGAAAAAGAAAAAAGAATCAGAATAATATGCAAGTGAACCTACAATTTTCACTTAGATTCACAATATTTATATAACGTAGATTACATTATAGAGTAAGGATTGAATAACCTAGTTAGGGGTTCTAGAGCCACTTAACAAAACCAATTCCGATGAGAAATCGTCATGGCGACATGGCGAAGGGATAAAACCCTATTTTCTCGTTGACTTTAAGATCATGAAAAGCCATGATGAAAAATGGTAGAAAAACTTGAGTAACCCGAAAGTTAATCATGATCCGATAAGTTTTTAACAAAGTCTTTTGTAATAATCATACCAACACTTGAGCTGACTCTCAAAGGCAATATTATTATAATATTTGTCATTGGTTGTAATATGAATAAACATAGATGTGGAAACATTGGGTAGAACTTGCAGAAACATCTGTAAGAAATATCAAGCAGATCCAGTTCCAAATAAAATCAGATATGAAGTTGGACAAAAGAGATGCACATTCTGTGGAATTTTCTTATCTACTGAAGATGTCAGATGTATGTGTTGTAAAGCAATATTAAGAACAAAGTCTAGAAGTAAGAAAAAATCTTCATCTAATAAAGATAGGTTTATTAAGTGTATACCGTAGAGTATTTTATGAAACCAACTTGTATAGAATGTGGAGAATCATGTGATACAGAAAAAAAAGTTGTAGAACATATTCACAGAAAACATGGACATCACTCATGTCAAAATACGTGGATGATGAAAAACAATGTGAATTGCCATAGTAGGAAAATAATGCCATTGGATCCAACATTGGAATTTACACCATGTATCAATGAACAAAAGAACAATACAACACCACATTGGGTATTCAGAAGTGATAATGATACTCATTGTTTAAAATGTTTTCATGATGATACAATTGGTTCTGGTTGTGACTGTCATCATTGTAGGGCAATGGGAATAAGCGATTTTAATAGAATGATGAGATAGGTTTATCAGCATAACTTTATATTGCAAAGTCAGAATCATTAACTAGTCGTCAGGGATTACCAAAGAGTACTTCACAGGAAATAACGGTAGCCCTCTTAGACTAAATTTTAATAAGCAACAATAAACAAACAATATTTGTGAAAACATTTCTAGTTCCATTAATGATACTAATTGTATCGGGCAATGGGGAAATAACAACAGAAGAACAAAGTTTGCAGATAGAGTATGAAATAACATCAGGCAGTGTAAATAGTTTTACAAGTGACACAAATACAACTTCGTTAATAATAAATATCACGGCAACTGAAGGTGGATCATTGAAGGCAATACTGCCAAGAAAAATAATTGACAGCAAACACGAAGAACAAGACGATATTTTCTATTTGCTAATTGATGGGGAGGAATGCAAGTTTACAGAAACCATAGAGGACAACCAAAGGACTTTGACAATTCCATATGCAAAAGAATCAAGACAGATAGAGATAATTGGAACTGAAACAATTAACGAACTTGTTACAATAGATGAGGATTTGGCATTAGGTACGATGCTTAGAATATAACCTACGTAACAGTTATAAGACGTAATTTAACCAATAGTTCGTAATGACGAAACAAAACATAATGGCGATAGTTGCACTAATAACAATTGGTATGACTGGAGCCGTATATGCAGAAACAGCAACAGTTGAAATACCATTTGATTCACACGGATCAACTTGTACTTTTGATGAATTGTCAGTAGAGTTTCAATGTGTTTGGCAAGGATTCAAAGAGGTCTATACATTAGAAGATCTTGAGAATTACAAAGACCTTTTGACAGAAGAAAGATATGATCAAGAGATCCAAAAACTCAATGAACAAGCACTAGCAGAAATTGCAGAAGAAAAAGCAAAACTAACACCTAACGAGAAAACAATCCAAGAGATTGAAGAAAAGTTAGCAAAAGGAATTGCAACTGTAACGGATAGTGTCTACATGAATCTCTTGAAAGAATTGAACACTTGTAAACAAGGTATGGATCGACAAACAGCACCATTCCAAGAAGCAAGAGAGTTTGAGATTTCAGAGTTCAATTTATGGCAAGTCAACAATGTTCCAGTTGAAGGTCATCTAGGTGATCTTGTAATGGCAGTAGAAGAATGTCGTGGACAACAAAAACTACTCAAAGTAGTTGGACAAGGATATGCAGGAATGCCAACTGGTGAAGATGACAAACAATTCAGTTTGTTAGAACACTTTGAAGGCGTACAAGCACTAAACTTTGATGACCACACTGCAACACACAGAAACATTGACAAATCACTAATTTGTGGAAACAATCAATATCCACTAACACACCAAGCACAATTCGGGTGTGAAGTTTTGTATGATGGTAAGACATTAGAACAAATCAAAGCAGAGAACGAAGCTAGATTTGGAACTGATGGTGTAATACATTATGAAAGTGAATTACTCACAGAGTATCATGCCTTCATGGAATCCTATGGAAACAAAGTTGCAACTGATGAAGATAAGGCAAACGCTGAGAAATTAGCAGAGCCAATCGCATACGAAATGATTATGAACAACAACTTTGTTCAAAATCAAATCCGAAATGGGGAATAACCCTTTTTTCTTTTATTTTTTTTATTTTACATAGGTTTATTAAGGGTATACTCTAGAGTATAGATATGAATAAAACAACAATGAAACAACTAAACAAGGTAAAAAACACCGAGTTTGTAGTAATTTCTTTTTCTGCAACTGGTGAACAAAAAAGAACAATGATGCAAGGTGGTGTAGGAATTATTAGAGCAGTAGAAGAAGTAAAAAGTCATCAATTACGTGGAGAAATTTCCATGATTTTAGACATGGATATGTGGAGTAAAGTTGGAGACTTTGAACATAAATTGGAAGGATTTGAACGAATCAATCTTTCACAAGTTATGGATATGATAAAACCACAGTGACAAAGGTTTTTATAATCTTTATTTTTTATTCTTGTAATGAAAGTATTACTAACGATGCTGACTGCAATTATTATTGTGGGAAGCATTAGTGGAATAAGTGCTGAAACTCCTCGAATGGAATACACTTTGGAATTTCAAGAAGCCCAAAGTCAAATCCAAGTAGAGAAGGAAAGCATTTCTGTTGCAACAGACAAACCTGATTATCAGGGAGTAGAAACAATTGAAGTAAGTGGACACAGCACTATAACTCCAATAATTTTAATGGTCACAGCACCTAACGGCAACTTGATCACAGTAGCACAAGTCGAAACAGACTTGGAAGGAAATTATTCAACAGCAATTACTGTTGGTGGAGCATTATATGGCAATGCTGGTACATATACAATAACTTCAACAAGTCAAGGATTTGAAACATCTACGACATTTGGATATGGAACTTTGTTAGAATATACCGAAGAACCACAACCATCACTTTCAGATATTGCATATGAAATATCTGGTGGAGAAGTAGATTCAATATACAACGATCCTGAAGCACTATCAATCACAGTTGACTTGATAAATGCAGACGGTGGAGAAATAGTCCTTACACTTCCAAGAGATGTCATTGACTCAACTATTGATGGGGTTGATGAAGTATTCTTTGTACTTGTAGACGGTTATGAAACCGAATACACCGAAGTTGCAACAGATCTAGACCGAACAATAACTATACCATTTGTGGCAGAAGCAGGTAGTATAGAAATAATTGGAACATATGTAATTCCAGAGTTTGGTACAATCGCAATGATGATACTAGCAGTAGCAATTATCTCAATGGTAGTTGTCACTAAAAAGGCTAGATTAGTTGCAATCTAATTTTTTCTAAAGACATGAAAGATTCCAAGAAAAGATCAATGTTTGAGACTTTGATAGATGTGTCACTAGGGTTGATAATATCCACAACGTTAAACTTTACAGTTTTACCAATGTATGTGGAGGGAATTGTTTCAGCAGATTTGAGTGTGATGATACAGATAAGCATCTGGTATACGGTGTTTGCAATAATAAGACGATACAGTACAAGAAGGTTGTTTGAAAGGTTTAGAAGATAACGATAAATAATCTAAAGTATTACAAACATTGTTGGATTGGTATGATCAAAAGTGGTTTGAAAATGGGGTTAAATATAAATTTCCATTATGTTGTATATTTTGGTTTATGAACTGTTGGCATGATTTGGATGATGAAATAATTGAAAATTGGAGCAGTGACAGAGATGGATATATTCCATGCCCTGAATGTCTTGCACGTATGCTGACAAAAGAGTTAAATTAAGTCAAAATTTAATTATGTAATGGAAAAGCCTGTAAGTGCATTCAAGATCAATGATCACTTTTTTGATCTGGTTCCAAGACCGTCAAAACAGGAAATGCAAATACTTACTGAATCAATAATGAAGAACGGTCAAAGAGAGCCAATAACTGTAAGCAAAAACTATTTCATACTTGACGGACATACGCGTTTTGAAGTATGTCAGAATCTTGGGTTAAAGGTAAAGTACAGGGTAATGAGTTTTGACTCATACGAGGAGGAGGAAGCGTATGTCGTTGAGGCAAACATGGAAAGACGTAATGTAAACAACTTTCAGAAACTTGAGATATATCAGAATTATTATGAAAGAATAAAAAAGAAAGTACAATCACAGAAAACAAGGGATGAGCATGGCAGAATAATGTCAATGAACAAGAGTGTAAGTGGAACAAGAAGCGTTGAGATACTTGCAGACAAGTTAAAGATGAGTGTCAATCAAGTTCAGTGTGGACTTTGGCTAATAAACAATGCAAGTCCACAGGTTAAGATAAGACTAAGAAGTGGAAGATCAACAATAAACCATACATTCGACATACTCAAAAGATCAACATATAACAATTCAGTACACAAAAGTTTAACATTCAACTCACTTTATGACCATTTCAAATATGATGACGATGTTACACAATACCTTGATGACTTGAAATTGAGGTTCAGAATGGAAAAATCAGAAAATACCCTAGATTAGATACATTCATATAGAACATATACTCTAGATAATATATGTCTAAAAGCAACGCACAAGTCAAAATACCAGTAATGTTGGTAAGTCCAAACAAGGAAATTGGCAGAATACAATTCCCATGTTTCGCACAAACCAAGATGGATGGCATGAGAGGAGTAATAGTAAAACGTGACGGCAGAGTCGTGGTTTTCAGCAGAAATGGAAACACAATGACAAAGTTGGACAAACACTTTGAAGCAGTTTTATCAAGTATTGACAATGTTGTGTTAGACGGAGAATTAACCGTAGTTGACAGTGAAGGCAAATTATTAGACCGAAAAACTGGCAATGGTATCTTAAACAAGACCGTAGTTGAAACTGTAAGTGATGAGGAAGTTGCAAGAGTAAGATTTACAGCATGGGATTTAATTGATGTATGTGACTTTGACAAAGGTGTCGATAGACGAACTGGAGTCGAAAGATTATCAAGATTAAGAGCAATTCCAGCAAACCCATTATTTGAAGTAGTACAAACATTCGAGATTGCAAACTTGGAAGAAGCACAGGAATTATTCAAAGAACAGTTAGCAAAAGGCGAAGAAGGTATTATCTTAAAGAACAATGACCACCCTTGGGAAGATAAAAGATCCAAACAATGTGTCAAGATGAAGGAAGTAATCGAGATGGACTTAAAGATAACTGGATTTGCAGAGGGAACTGGAAAGGCAAGTGGAATGACTGGAGCAATTCAAGTCGAGAACAAAGACGGTTCAATCAAGACCAGTGTTGGAACTGGATTAGANGATGCAACCAGAAAAGACATTTGGGCTAGACAGGAAGAATTAATCGGAACTATCATTACAGTAAAATGTAACGGAGTAATCTCAAGAAAAGGAGCAGATAGCAA